AACAAGCTCTGATCTTTCATCAAAATTAACTTTTGCTTGATGAAAAATATCGCTGTATTCAGCAGCATTGTAATCTGACATAGTTGCAGTTACCTGGCTGTAAGTTACATTTAAAGGAGTAACATCAGTTTGAGGTATTCTTGCAGTAGCAGATCCCTTACCAAGTTTATTAAACTTGTAAGTTTGCCCTTGTACTCCAGATCTTAATCTAACAGCCTGTCGCAATACACTTTCTGATTGGTAAGCCTGTTTAACTTCAGCATCAAATAGAGTAACAAAAGCATTTGTTATTGATTGTGCCATATTTTTTCTCCTATATTACACATTATTGTTACTATTATTTTTCAGTTGTCGGAATACTTGTCCGGCTGATCTTATGGTGTTGTTGCCCACCAGCCAGAAGGCGAAATGAAATTCGTTATCTTCACTCGCAAAGATAAGCGATTTTATAATAAAAGTAAATAGTTTAAAAAATTATTTATTCATTAAATTTCACCGGTTGATGTAGCAGTACCAGGGAAAGCTCTTGCAAACTGTTCTTCAACTTTTCTTCTAAATGCTGGATCTGATTTGTATTTAGGATCATTTACTAGGCTATAAAGCTCATCTTTAGATGGTTGACCTTCAATATCAACAGGAGCTGTAGGTATAGTTTGTTCACCATAATACTTACGAACTTTATTTAAAGCATTAATACCATTGCCTGTAGCTGCAAAGATTTTAAATTCTTCAAAGTCACTTTCTGACCAAATGCCTTTAGCAACTAAACCCTGGCCCCAAGTAGTAATACCTTTAATAATTTGATCTGCATTAGGCCCTAATATTTTTTTCTCTTCTTCAATATCAATACTATCTTCTTCTGCTTGAGCTGTAGATAATTCTTTAAATTTATTTACGAGATTATCAAACGCAGCTTGAGTAGGTTTGTTTTCTTTTGCCCAATCTTTAAAGTAAGATGCTAATTCATCATCTTCATCTATATCTTCTAAAGCTGACATATCATATTCTTTAGGAGCTTTATGTTTACCCATAGAAAATTGTTTTTGTAATTCAGCATATGATTTACTTAAATCTTCTGTTTTAACTCCTTTTTCTTCATCCCAAAATTTATCTTCTATAAATTCTGGTTTCTCAAGTTTTACTTGTTTTTCATTCTCATAAGTTTTGTCCTCTGCGTTTTCTTCTTCCTTATGAGGTATTGTAGTTTCCTCTGGTGATGGTTCTACCGGTTCTGCTGTAGGAGTATTACCTAATAAACCTTCTTGATTTTCTTCACTCATGATTGTTTTGCCCTTTCTATTCTCATTAATATATCTCGGATTACAGAATTCTGTCCTTCTCTAGCAAAGCCAAAAGATGTTTCAGATCCTGGTATCCAAGTTGGTTGATCTAAAGTTTTTTGTTTTAAATGTTCTAAAACCTTTTTACCTTCATCAGTATCAAAGGTTCTTGCATAAGCCTTATCTAATTCTAATTGATCATCTTTACGATGAACATCTAGAGTATTTAATCCTTCCCATCCTGGAGTATTAATATCTGCCATTAAGATCTAGCCTCTGCCTCTAAAGCCATCGCTGGTTCTTCTGGAGGAGGAGCTTGATCTTGAGGTTGCTCATTCCCAGGTGTTTGTTGCTGCATCATCATCTGTTGCTGCATAGCCATAGCTTGTTGTTGGATCTGTTGCTTTTCTTCTTCATTGTTTCTTAAACTAGCTGGTATGCCAAGTTTATCACCAACGAATGCAGCAATAGCATCCGGTTTTATTTCAGCCACCCCACCAGGGCCTAACGAGTTTGCAATTTGAAAGAACTGCATAACCTCATTCACTTCTTCTAAATTTTGAGCTTTAGCAAGAGGTGATATTGGTACAACTTTAACTTCTAATCCATCTATCTTTAGAGGAAGTTGTATCAAACCTTTTTCATCCATAATGAATAATGTTCTACGAATAATTGGAACCATTGTTTCTGTAATTAATCTTCCGAATGCAGCTCCCATATTTTGAGCTAACTCTTTCATTCTTTCTACAATCTCTGTTGCAGATCTAGCTGACATATTATCCGGAGGTAAAGTATCATCTAATAATGTTTTTTTAATATTCATTCTTAAATCATTAATAACAATTTGAGATACATTAAAATCACCAGCTCTAGGCAAAGGAGCTAACGATGCACCTTGTGGCCCACCATTACGAGCTACAGGAATAATTGCACCAGGAGTAATTCTAATATTGTTTGGATTTAAAACTCCATCATCAGCTGCTGTATAAATTCCAGAGATTGCTAATGACGCATTCTTTAATAATAATTCTAAAGTTTTGTTTAATGTTTTAATATCTGGAATTGCTGTAGTTAGGGGGCCTCTTCCCATTACTTCACCAGGCACTTTCATATATCTACTTACTATCCATGGTGATTGTTTCATTCTTCTGTAAACTAATTCTGATTGAGATTTCTCATGAATAACATGATAACAATAATCTTTTTTATCTGGATCTACTACAACAGCCTCACACAATTCTATTTTTTCTTGTGGTTTGTCATCTATCATTTGTTGTAGTCTTGGGTTTATTTGTGCGTCTGGAAATTGTCTAGCAATAGTATCAGCTCTAACTTTTAATTTTCTATATACATTATCTACTGTACCATTAGGCCCTTCTTCAATAGCAATTAAATATTGAGGAACAGGAGTAAATGTTACAGGGTTTAAATCATCGCCAGGCTGAATTAACATTGCAGCTGTACCAACTGATAGATCTAATAAAAACTCACCAATAGCTAAATCAAAATTACTTTGTCTTAATACAGAAAATAATTTATCTAAATATAAATCAAGAGCTTGTTGCGTTTCACCTTTTCTTTCATCTGGTATATCATTACCAGGTTCTAATCTGCACCATTTTTTATATGGAGGAAATAAACCAGATTGAATTCTATTAGCAAATCTTTGAACAGAATGAATTGCTGTACTATCAAACACTCTAGACATTTTACTTTGTCCAGGAACATTACCTTCATAATAACCATCATATAAATTTCTTTGGGGTAAAGCATACTGATAACACTCTTCATAAATAGATCTCCAATTTTCTTTTGCAGCAAATGCTTTTTTGTGTCTTGATAAAATTTCTTCTGGTTTTAAATACATCATGCTGATGCCTTATTGTTAGCAGCAAAACTAGCAGCTGCTTGTTTGTTTGCAAATCCCCATTTTTTTAATGCAAGTTTTAATCTTGTTGGTTTTCCATCTTTCATTAATGGGCCAGGTACTTTAGAAAACCTTGCAGCAAACGAGATCCTTCTAGGGTTTTTACCTTTTGATACAGGAGCTTTTAAATTTGATCCTTCTGTTTTTTTAAAAAAAGCTCTGCCTCTTTCATTTAAACCACCACTAGGATTTTTATGTTCTTTTGAATAACCCATTAAAATATTATTGCTCCTAAAATAAAAACAACAATATAACTTCCAATTATTTTTTTATTATTCAATCCTTCTTTAATCCAATGCTTTGGTGTTCTTCCATAAATCATCATATTAATATACCAATCCCTTCTTTCTGTTTTTTCTACTCATTTTCTTTTTTGCTTGTTTGGCTGCTTTCTTTCCAGCTTTTGTATAAGGATATTTCTTACCAGCTACATTAGGCATTATACTAATCCTTTCTTTCTTTTTTTTCTTGGAAAACCAGCTTTCATATTTGCATAAGCCTCATCACTTATTGTTGATTTAGATTTTGATTTCGATGTGCCAGATTTTTTTTTTTGGTTAATATTATAGTAAAGGCCCTTCTTTGCCATTTTACCAGATTTAGTTTTATGATAGCCTGGCATTATTCTTCCTCTCTTTTTTGTTCTGCTTGACATTTGCAATTCTCTTTGCAGCTACAAGTTTTTTTTAATTTAATAAATCTAGGATTACGATTGTACTCTGGTATCTCTCTATCCATATTAAGCTCCTAAAGTTTTCTTTCCTGTATCTCTAGGGTTCCTTACCATGTTTGTATCACCTAGATTAGAGTTAGAAGTAATCAATGAAGATCCTCTATTTGATTTTCTTTTTCTACTTACTTTTCTTCTAACTAATTTTTTACCTTCTGGTTCAGTTGTTTTTTTTACTTCTGTTCTTCTTTCTTCAATAGCAGAAGTTGGTGACGATGTACTGCTACTTCTAAAAGGTTTAGTTATAGCTTTTTTAATTATTCTTGCTGGTGATCCTCCCATTATGTGTACCTCTTATCTGTATCCATAGGATTACGAGTTAATGATTTGACCGGTGTCATGTTATTCGTAACTCCTAATGCTGGATTGTTTCTGTCATCTGCAAATAACAATTTAGCATTTGTTCTACGAGATCTAGATCTTGCAGCTATTTTTCTTTTTTCTCTAGCCTCATTAGCATCAGCCCTTGCCTCTCTTTCATCTAACAACTTATTAGATGTTTCCACTTGTTTAGGTGGTTCATATTTTGGCATTTTGAATAATGATCCCATAGTTTTAAAAGTACCTCGCAAACATATTATAGTCGGAACCATCCACACCATAGTGTTTTAAAATTCCTTCATTTACAAAATATATGCTTTTTATCCATTTGAGAGCAGAAACATTTAAAGAACTGACAGTTACTTGTAATCTTTTTAATTTTAGATCAGCAGCTGCTAACTTCATAAACTGTAAAGCACCTTTATGAAATTTTATTTTATGTTCTGAAATTTTTTTTTTATCAGGTATCAGCCATAACTCTGCAACTCCTGGCCAATAAGGAACTACACCAAAGCAAAGCATGGGTTTACCATCATCAATAACACAGTAACCATAACCTTGTTCCGATGCATGATCCATATACTCCAGGTAATTAGGTTGAGATAAATTTAATTTATCAAATTCATTTAGATCCATAATCTTTAATAGATAAGATCTAAAAGGAACTACACTAATCTTTGTTCCTTGGATCTTGAATATCTGTTCTAGTTTCTGTAGGTTCATTTATTTCTTCTGCTGTTGCTCTGGTTCCTGGTTGATGTAATACAATGCCTTTCCATTTATCATCTTCAACTTCTACAATTTTTTCTTCTAGAAGTTTAACAT